TAACATTCCATCCGTCAGCTCGGTTGGCATTGGTATTAAGGTCTCCATCAAAAAGCTGGAACACAGATCCTTCGGGGTAACTATTGTTCTCAGATCCAAGACCCATTTCATCACGGCTCGGGAGCCATACTGTATCAACCACAGTTTCGGTACCGCCGCCATCAATGCTAGGCAGCAGCATCGTATGCTCCTCCGGGATAATGATACCTTTCTCCGCCTCTGTGAACTCATACAGAAAGCCAGAGCGGTTCTTGGTGGTGTTACTGGCTGCATCATAATCGTGGGATTCCACATACCACTCTCCGGCAGCACCATCAGAATTGAGCCACTGACGGATATTGGACAACGACCATCGGTTATTACCGTTGTTACGGTCTGTAATCGGGTTGTTAGGTTCTCTTTCGTCGTACTGTGCAGTTATCTTCAGGAAGTTTGTTGCAAGAATGACTTGCGCACGATCTTCCTGGATATTTGCTACTCTCCAAATCAACGGCGTGGAGTTCCATCTTCCGAAGACGAAATCTCCGCCCAGGGCGATGGATGTCAACGTAGTAGACTCAGCCAGATAATAGACATTGACAGAGATGACACCCAGATTCACCGTGGTCTGATAGTGGGTCTGGTTCTGCAGATTGGTGTTGTACGGGAACGCTCTGTAATACCAGGTTACAGGAGCTGCCATCGTTCCGACCTGTTCAGGATCCTCCATATCGAATCCCGCATCGTCATAGGTGGTTGTTTCCGTGCCGGTGATGTTACACACCAGCTCGCCGTCTTCGGAGTGTTCCGGCAAGGATCCAACCTTTCTGCGGATCATAATACCGCTGGCATAATCCGTACTTTCCCACGCCCAGTACAGGTGAACCTGCGGCACCGTGGGATCCAGTGCCGCTCTGAAGGTTACCTGTTCAGGGAGGGTATACGCAGGAATGAGGGTGTTAAGCCAACCAGCAATAGCCTTGTCCAGTTCCTGACCGGTATGACTTAACTGTTCAATATTTTGAGCCATTGTGCTACCTCCTTATTCAAGCGAAGCAAGTGCTTCCAGGACAGCGCTCGTAAATGCATCGATCTGATCTGCGGTAAACTCAGTTTCATAGCCGCCGTCGGACATCTTCAGAATGTCTCCCTCGCTGTCCTTCAGAACAGCGCCGGGTACCATCAGCACATCAGCTGCAATAGAATCTGCTGTGATAGTCAGGAACGGGAACGATTCTTCATATTCCAGCAGTTTGCTGATTGGAAGTGCCATAGAGAAGTGAACTTTGCCTGACAGAACGGGTTTGTCAGTGTTGATATCCGTTTCTGTCAGACCCTTCATGCCGATCAGCTTGTCCATGATATCTGTGCTATCCAAAGTCCAGTCCATTCCGATCAAGCGGACACGACCGGTACTCTGCATGCCAGCAACGATGGAAGCGGTATCGACGAGAGTACCGCAATTCTCTATACGCAGAGAAGATACCTGCGAGAAGTCAGGGCACGCAAACTCTTCCAGTTTGGTCTGATTCAGAATCTTGATGCTTGCAATTGTGGACGGGATATGCAGAACCCGAACCATGCCGCCGTCAGGAAGAATGATACCTGTAACAGAGGTGCCGTCGAGGTAAACCTCCTCTACTCCGGTACAACCGGAAATGTCGATGCTCTGTGTCAGCTTCGAGCACTTACGAAGATCGATATACTTGGCCAAATAGTTATTACCAAAGGTAACAGAAGTCAGGCTGGCGTTCTCATAGTCGTCGGCGGCATCGCCAATTTTGATGTATGTGACATGAATCGCCGGCGACAGGTCTATGGTTTCAACCTGAAGCGGTGCCAGATCGCCGAGACTGGTCAGCATATCAGCGTCGTTGATACCGATAACTGCGTCCTCTGCTCCGGAAGCAGCCCAGACAAATTCGTACTCCTTGCCACGCTCCATGCGATGCTCAGCCATTTCGTCGTTGTAGTAGACGTGGCCGTACATATTAACGTAGGCGATCAGGGAGACATTCGCTTTGGACTTGGCACGGATAATGATACGGTTCTCCATAGAGGAGCCGGTAACATACTTGGAATCCAGATAGCGGAATCTATTGTATGTCCACCACTTTCTCTGCTGCTCCTTCTTTCCGAGAAGCATGGATAGATAGGAGGTATCGCCGTCGGCCAGAGCGTCCAGACACTTTCGTTCCATGTCCTCGTTGTAGATAGCTTCACACCACTTACCCTGATGTGCCTCGAACAACGCATCGACAACCTCATAGCTGATCAACGGCAGGCCACTGCCATCTCCGCGGATGGTAGTACGGAGGCGCTGGTATTCTGCGGTAATTTTCGCATAGAAGCACTTTCTCAGGTTGACCCACAGGACGGAGTTCTGACCGTTGTACACGGGGTCTCCGCTTTCGGTGTAGTCAATGTCTTCCAGGAAGTACTCGAATGCGAGTGCACCCTTGTTGTTGATGCCGAGGGAAGAGTCAGCATCGTAGAACAGGATAATCCACAGAAGCAGCAGCGCATACAAGGTCGGGAATGCGTTCTTTTCTCTCTGGTCAATACAAAGGAAAATTTCAGTGAACACATAGTAGAATACCGCTGCGGAAACATCCATCCAGTCAGGAAGCTCTGCAGTGAATTTAGCCAGTCGGTATTCCTCTGTATCCTGGGTGTATTCCACTCCATTGATGGTCACAGCTGCATCGAGGTCTGCGCCCGTAACCTGAGTCAGATCGGTGGTAACGAGCCATGCAGAGAATCTTTCCAGATTTGAAGTATTGGTGTTGTCCTCCGGGTACCGGGCCTCAAAGTCGTTCTCCCAGCCGCTGCCCTCAGAGAAGTCAGCGCTATGGAAACCGACACGGTCAGTACCGTTCTGCTTGATTTCCCAGGACTCGTCACCCGTCTTAAAGCCGAATACATCCTCGGTTCCCTTGTCGTTGTTGAAGTTATACTTACCGACGAACACAGGGCCGGAGCCGGAATCCCAGAAGATGACAATGGGATGACCGTCAATAGTCTGCCGCACCCTGGGGTCTTCCTCCTGTGGAGGTGTCTTGGTCGGGCATAGTTCATTGTAGAGCTGAGCCAGGACGACATTGTTGGCGCCTTCGCTCGATGCGACGTCTGCCTTATAGGTGAAGGTATCGACCGGGACGGCGTTGTCATTCATAGCATACACTTCTACGGTCGTACCGTCCGTGAGTATGAAGCCGCCTTTGAACTTAATCTTGTAGTTCTTGACCTTGTAGTACTGAGAGGAAGTACCCTGAACGTCAATTTGGGCATTCTCGAAATAGAAACAGCGTTCCGGATGCACCGGGTCAACATAGTAACCACTACAGGTTTTCTTATCGCCTTTGAACTGAGGGAGGACAGGGCACTCAATGACAAGGTAAGGAAGATTCTTGTTGAGGGTGCCGATGGTGATGCGGCCGTAGTCGTCATAAATGTTGTTCCGCTCGTACCGCTCCTTTTTCAGCGTGCCGACCTGAGTATCAGCGATCCAGTTGTTCAACACCTGATAGCGGGTCAGATCGTTATCATACACACGGATGCAATAAATATCTGTGGTACAATCGCTGGATCCGATGGAGAGGCCGACAGGCTCGGTCTGGGAGAAGTCGTCGTTGTCGGGGTACTGAACAGCGCCAGACATGATGCCGTTTATGTACATCAGAAGTAGCCGCCGGTTTGCTCGCTTTTCAACGACAAATGCGAGCCGGACATGTTCCTCTTCCTTGTACTGCGTGCCGATCTGGCTCTGCTCGGAGGTCAGCGTGGCTTTCTGCGCACCGACTTCCAGACCACGTCCTCCGGACATGCAGCTGAATAGGATAGCATCATAGTTCAGCACATCCCGGGTGGCGAATTCCAACTCGATAGTCTTGCCAGTAGAACGGAAATCCTCCGCAAATATCTGCAGAGGAATGTAGACCCTGGCATCACCAGCAACACGAAGAACGGAATTCCCATCCTCATCCAGCTGCCAGCCGTCAGATTTGAAGTTGAAGCCACTGAGAGATGCAGCACAATCGCCGAACTCCCACACTTCCGGATTCGCCTCATTATTGCTCCGACCATAGGCTGTCAGGTGGAGGGTCAAGCTGTTAGTGACCGCTGATACATCCATAGAACTTTCGATGATGGGTACTGTAAAACTCTTTACGGTATCACCGCAGGTAATGGTCAGTTCAAGGTCGCCCACATCTGCCCCCTGAAGACTCCACTTCTGCTCGGTTCTGTCCACCGTGAGGCTACTTACCAGCTCACCAGAGGCTCTGTATTCGACTGTAGTCTGCAAATTAGCAGGGTCGTAAACAATATGAGGAATCGTGAATGTGACAAACTGTTCGGTTGCAACCGGCCTAAAGGTGCTTGCAATGATAGGGGTTGTGTTGCCATCTTCGATGCACATCAGGTCATAGTACAGAGAATTACTCTGAACCGTGTCAGAACCGACAACAGCCGTGAAATATGTCTCGAAGGTATGACTTCCGTGTGTCTGCGCAGGTATAGAAAACTCCTGCTGCTGTCCAGTAACAGACACAATCTCTGTCGCAATCTCTTCACCATCCAGAATGAAGTGCATCGTTTTTTCTGCAGCACCCGTGGGGGTATAGTAGTAAGTAATTGCGCCTGTGTACTGGGCGGTAGCATCAAAAGTGGAATTGAGGTACAGCGCCACAACATTGATGGTGAACGTCAGTGTTTTGCTGTTTTCATAGACATCGGTAACATTGATGCGGACAGTATTGGGGCCGTCGACAAGATACGATTCCAAAGGGATAGAAAAATCGCCCTGCTCAATGGATCTGTTTATTTGGACAGATCCATTCACCGTGACCTTGAGGGTGCCTGTGCCTGTGCTGATGCCATCCTCAAGGGATGACCATGTTGCCTGGACAGAACATTCCTTACCTGTTGCAATCGTTTTATATACCCATCCGCCGGTGTTCTTCAGGGACATGGTGGCGTTATTGGCACTGCCGCCAGAACCACCACTTACGATAGTAACAGGGTCAGAACAAACATTTCCGTTAAGCGTCAGTTCGAGAACACTGTTTTCATACTTCCAACCGAAGTACAGGTTATCACCGAACTTTTCCTTGAACTCGCTAAGTTGCTGCCCTAATGCTCTGACTGCATCACCAGCAAATTCATAAACAGTTCCGTCATAGGCCGTGCGGATGTCAACGACCTCTGCCGTAGGTGCATAGTCCGGGTTTGCCTGCAACTCGGTGAGAAGTGCGCTCAATCTAGCCAGAGCTGTAGCCAGATCAGTTCTGGCTGTTGAGTCCTTCAGGTCATACTCAACGCCATTAAGAACAATTTTGCTAATATCAGACATTACAACTCTCCCATCTCAAGCGTTTCTTCGGATACCACAGATTTCTCGCTGACAATAGTCAGGGTTTCTTCTACAACCTCAAAGGTTGCCCCTTTGTTCATGTCAGCGGTTCCCACAATTCGTTCGCCTGCAGAATTATAAGCGACCTCTCCGGTCGCCAAATTCTCAGGGTTTACGGTGCTGTCCGTCAGATCCATCAGAGTTTTTCCGTAATAAATAACCTTACTGATAGGCATAAGTCATCACCCGATCGTTGCGGTAATACCGCCAGCTGCGTTGCTGCTCTCCTCGTAAGGGATAGCCAGAACGGTAACCTGAGAAATGTAATTATACCCTTCATCCGGAACAACGGATTGATCCGAAACGGCAGGTGTGATGGTTTTCGCTTGAGCCTTTACGCTTTCAAGTCCAGACATCGCACCAGTTACACCAAAAACCGTTACACCTTCGCGGATATTGTCAGGAACCAGTTTTGCTGCCTCGGTATCATCCATCCGTACTGTTCCGGATCCATCATGAAAACCAGGTGGCACAATGTAAGGAGTATCTTTACTGGTGATGACTCCCTTGACTGCGCCGTTGTTCGGCATTGAGCCGGTGACTTTTACGCCTCGCACATAGACGATCCTGTCCTTCAGAACTTCAGAAGCGGTAGCATTCGCATCCTGAGTATCTGCATCAAACGAGCAAGTACCGACAATCGGCTCGCCATCACTGCCATGCGCTGTAACGCCGGACAGAAGATCTGAAGCCTTTACGGTATCGGCGGTCAAGTCGATCAGGACTTTACCGCCATATATTACTTTTGAAACACCCATATTATCGCTCTCCTTTACTCGAGTGTGTCAGCAATATAGATCGTTGTGCCTCCCGATACATTGCTGACTGTATAATACGGAATTGCTTTCACTGTCACGTCATCAAGCATTATCTTCTGGGCTGTTTCCAACTTCTGTTCGTCAACCGTAGGGGTTACGCTATAAGGGCCATCATAAGCGCCTCTTCCTGCCACGTGCACCTCTTGGATGCTTTCGAACTTAAGCGGGATTTGCTGCTCTACCTCAGAAAAATCAAACTTGAGCGGAATGAACTGATCAGCTTCATGGAATTTAACTCTCAGTCTCATTACTCAGCACCTCATCCTTTAAGAGCTGATACGCCGGAACCTTGTAAACGTTGGACACCAGAGAGTCATCTTTCGATGTAAGGACATGGAGCTGGATCTGAACCATGTCGAGATGCTTAACCTTCATAGTTTCCTCTTGGGTAAGTCTGACTTTGATGACAGGTCCATTGAGTTCACAGTCCTTCTCTGTTTTTTCCAGAATCATTTCATCATTCTGGGCATAGAGGATGCGGATCTTTGTAAGTTCGCATGTATCAAACGGCAGCTCAAAAATGTGTGTAGGTGTCGTTCCACGAATCATTGCAACTCACACTCCATTCTAAAAAAGACCTCCCCACCTTTTACGGCGAGGAGGTCACATTGTATAAACATTTCTTTGTGCTTAGCCAATTCCCTGCTTCCAGACTCCGCCGATTTTCACCCATGCGTAGCCTTTCTTATACTCGCCACCAACCTTGACGTATGGGATGCCCTTCTTCCAGGCACCGGATACTTTGATGCTGGTGGAAGCATCAATGACAAACTGAGCATACAGCGTTGTGGATGCAGTGAACGTCTTGGTCGTCGTTACCTTCGTGCCTCCGGTCTTTGCAGTATACCAGCCGGCAAAAACGTAGTACGGTCTGCTCGCTACAGGCAGAGTGCCGAGAGAACTACCGTAGTCGATTTCTCTGCTTGCTTCACTGCAAGTACCGCCATTGCTGGCAGCATCGAAGGTAATCGTGATGGCATTTATGCTCCAAACGGCATAAAGTGTGATGGAGCCACCAGACGTAGATACCAGATTTTTGACCGACTGCTTATCGGAATACACCTTTTCTCCGGTTGCCGATGTTGCCCAGCCCGTGAAGGTGCGGCCTGCATATGTGAAAGCATTTGCAGTCAGATTCGCAGCCGTGTCATAGGTCATGGTCTGGTCATTCATTGAGCCAGAGCCGCCGTTGGCGTTATACTTGACGGCATACTGGTTTGCAGTCCAGATCGCATACAACGTTACCGCTGCATTGGATGTGTAGGAGCCACCAGAAGCATACGACGTTCCAGATCCATCTGCCTTTGTGTTCCACGACTTGAAGGTATATCCCGTTCGGGTAGGCTTCGTACTTGTCAGAGTCAGGGCCGTTCCATACGTTTTCGTCTGGTTGCCAGGAGCTCCAGTGCCACCGTTCGCATCGAACTTGACAGTGTATGTGATGATCTTCCAGACAGCATACAGAGTCGCATCACCTTCAGATGTGTATGTGTCTCCAGGCTCATACGTTGCGCTTGTTGCCGATTTACTGGTAGACCAGCCAAGGAAGGTATATCCTGTCCTGGTGGGCTTCGTGGTACTCAGAGTGAGTGAATAGCCATATGTCTTGGTCTGACTGGAAGGCGCTCCGGAACCGCCGTTGGCGTTATAGGAAATCGTATACTTAGGACGTACAGGTGCAGAAACCGTGAACGGTCCTTTCTGCTGAGAATATGCGCCGTTTTTGAATACCTGGAAATAGCAAACTGTGCCAGAGGCAAGGGATATACCAGAATTGAGTTTGTTGCTACTATTGCCACTTACGACTATGGCGAAGGTTCTGCTGTACGAGTTGGAGTTTACTTCCCACCATACCCAACACTCAGTATCGTCATAATCCGCTTCCCAATATATGGTTACGTCCCATCCATTAGCAGAGTCACTATAATTTACCTGTTGCGTTGCCATAAATTACTCCTTTCCTGCCGTATTCTGATTAACTTACAGGTCATCATGCTTCATACATGATGTAGATATCGCCGTCCTCGCCCATGCTGGCCGTAGGCTGAGTAGTGCCGTAGGAAATGCGCTCATTCAGAGCATGGAGCAGATCCTTCATGCAGGTGGCAGGCTCAACCAACATTTCTATCGCAGAGATGTTGAGTCCGTTCATGGTCACTCTCGCAATCGGGAACTCTCTGGTTTTACCGCCATCGTTCAGATCTTCTGCAGTGTACGTCGGATCAGAGCCATCACTGCCGCCTGTCAGAACAGCCAATGTGAATGTGTCCTCTCCGTGATTGCCTGTCGTTGTAAACCGGGCAACCACGAGGTCGTTACGAGTCACGCCGGAAGTGCCGTTGCTCAGTGTCAGCTCTGCCGTGTCTCCGATTTCAATTACACCCATATGGCCCTGAACAGCCAGCAGGCCACTGCTGACCTGGATGGAATTGTAGCTCGTGGAAACCATGCTGAAGCAGTCACCATAATTCAGGAGCATATCGCCGTCGCCAAGAATCGCCTGATAGATGGCCGCATCATTCTCAGCATAGATATGAGGATCTTCGTCCTCAGGTCTGTTCACTGTCAATCCCTTGAATCCCATATCATTCACCAACCTTGTGTGTAATGTATAATTTGCCCTTGCTGTCGATCTTGAAGATGATCTCGGCAATCTGCTTCTTCAGCGTAATACCTGTCACCTGTTCCTGACCGCCAACAATGTCACCAACCTGCGCATCCATTTCATTCAGGCTGATTTGGAGCGTGGTGTAATTTCCCTGTTCTTTCAGCCGTTTTTTTCCATAGACAATCAGGTCCTCCAGACTCTCCGCAGAAGAGTAGTCGTAGACATCCGTGATTTCGTCAACACCAGTCAGCGACTGTTCCGTACTGATGTTTCCTTCTTCGTCCATATACAGGTGAACAACCTGACGATCTTTCAGTTCGCCTTGACCGAGGCAAATCAGATGGTTGACACCCATTCGGTTTGCCTCGGCAGTGAAGTCCACTTTCCCGTCCTGGCTATACTCGATCTCGTTCGAGTAGTCAATAATGGCTACTGCCTTTACCAACACATAGCCAGGGACGAATGAGCTGACAGTAGAATAGCCGGGAACGAAGCTGATCTCCAGCTTCGCCCCGACTTCATAGAGCATATCTACCGTACCCGCCAACAGGGTTTCGTATCGTTTGAACTGGTGGCTGCTTATTTCAAACCCACTATTTTCGTCGGACACGACAAAGAATCCGCCGAAGCAAGGTTCGATCAGCTCGGCAAGCACAGCATTTGCCTCACCTGATACGACCCTGTAATCTTCACCTTCCGGTGGTTCGATTATCTTTTTCTCCATAAGGCCACGCCATGTATAGCCGCTTGCCTTGACCTTCTTTTCCTTCGTGGACGATTTGATGCAGCGGATCTTACCGCCGACCTCACCATATCCGTCAGCATACCAGTAATCGGCTTCGAGAAGTGCCTCATTGTTCTGCCAGTCGCCAGAGTTAAATGTGATTACAAAGTCATTGCTGCCTCCGATACTCACATCCAAGCCTCTAACATCCTTCAACAGTCCGAGTTCTACACCGTCTTCCTTGACTGAGATAAGCTCCATTTCGGCATACTCCTTTCCTCGAATACTGTGATTGACAACAGATACTCACCAGACCACTGAATCGGCAAGGAGCCTGCCTGGAGCCTCTCGAAGCACGAGTTCACTCGGGTTCTTGCGTTGAAAATGTTCCGCACCTCGCCATCAGCGAAGTATTTCAGAACCTTACCCTCGGAAGAATCAATAACGATATAATCGCTTTCGTCCAGGCTGATTCCTGTAACACCGTACGTATTACCGCCGATAATAACCGCCGGATCATTGGCTGGCCCGTGGAACACGATTTTGAAGTTCGCCGGAGAGTTCGATCCCTGAAGAATCGTTCCGGTAGTCGTTCCGTTTGCATATCTGTAGGGATACCGATTCGCATATCGCTTACTTCCCGCTGCCAGGTTGCCTGTCGGAACGAAGTTCCATTCTTTTTCAATGATCCACATCGGATACTCGGTGGTAATCGTCAGTTCTGCGGTCATATAATCTGCCGGGTCTTCCCAATCCGTCATCTTGCCCGCCGTAATATAACACTTCATGTAGTTTCCGTTACAGTACAGCTTGCCCGGAGTCTTATTGATGATATCGTACTCAAAGACATCTATCATTTTGTCCAGGGCGGCAATGTAATCTGCTTCAGTCCAGGCCATAATGGTCAGTTTCA